AACCTAAACGTTATCGAAAGCCGCGCGGCGCATATTACATAACTCCCGTTACGGGCCAAACACACGCAAAACGTGAAAACACCCCGCAAAGCAACCCGTTGCGGGGTGTTCTTAATCCTGCGCACCCCAACGGGCACCCCGGCGCGGGTTGTTAGCGCGTTTCCGCCAACTTGGCGCTATGAAAAAAACAGGACGCGGTATTCAGAACCCAGTTTTGTTCTGCCATTGATCCGGCGAGTAAATCGCTATCGGGTTGAGCTGGTTCATGGATATGCAGCAACGAGCCGTCAATAGCTGTGATTTGCCCCTGCCCTGTGGTTTCATAAAGCCCATCTTCCGAGCTGGCGAGCGTTACAAACTCATAGATTTTTCCGACTTCAAACATAGCATTCCTTTCGTGGGTTGTTATGTGCTGGCGCGATGTTCTGTCACCTTGGCCTTAAAGTCTAGCATGGCATCGGCAAGGCTTAGTTTCCCGTCCCTATCGGCCTGTATGGCTTCAAGCAAAAGGCGCTGTTCCACTTTGTCAAACCCATTCAAAACATCGTGGAAAGGGCGTTCCCGTTCGTATTGGCGGCGGTAGGCAATCGCCATTCCCTTGACAGACCCGCAAAACACCCAATCAAGACAAACACCCCCGGCGTTACACCATAAAAGCAAAGCATCATCCATCAAGATTGAACCATCTTCGTATGAGATCGGCGGGGCATCTAAGCCGAGCCATTCCGCGACCTGTAGGAAACGGGCTTTCGCGTCACAGTCGAATTTTGACAAAGCGGGGTTGTTCCCCGGCGTGGGGTTGTTCTGGGCCATTGGATTTATCCTTGCATGTGATTTGTCGTGGTGTAAGGTTGCACCAATAGGCTAGCACAAAGCAAGCCCAAAAATGCAAGGTTATACCAATGACCCCCGAGCAATGCCGAGCGGCGCGCGCAATAGCTGACATATCGCAGCAAGAATTAGCCGAGCTTTCCGAGGTGGCAAAGGCGACGATTGCCAATTTTGAAACAGGAAACCGCAACCCATACAAGCGGACATTAGCCGCCCTTCAAACGGCGCTGGAATCGCGCGGGGTGCAGTTCACCCCTGACGGGGTGCAGATGGCGCGGGCGGAATAATGGCAACCCCGGCACAAGTAAACATGCGCGTTCCCGATGAGGCGCGGCCCGTGCTGTTGGCAGTAGGGGCGCGGCTGCGATCTGATCCAGCCTTTGCCGTCCAGTTGCAAAATTTTCTAGACGGGCTTGGGGATCAAAGCCTTGCCGACCGCGTGGCAGCTTTAGAGGCATGGCGCGATACTTTGGAAGGCGGCACCCCATGAGCAACCCACCCAAACGCAAGGCGGATGCACGGCCAACGCTGACCCTAAAGGGCGATGGCTTCACGGCAGAGTTTCGGGCGCTGCTGAATAAGGCGGCAAAGCGCAAGGGAATGACACAAGCGGCATTCGTGGCCGAGGTGTTAGACCGTGAGGCGCGCAAGGTGTTGCAGGGCGTGACCGACAACATGGCGGACACTCCACCGCCCCCGGCTGTGCTGGAAAAGGTGGCCGAGACTGACAAGCGCGTGGCCGAGCTGGCCGACCAAGTGCGCCTGTTGACCCAGTTGCAGCAAAGGACGCTATGGCAGAAATTGAGGGGGGCTTTCGTGTAAATACAATCTGTGGGGGCAGGCGACCGCCCCTAGTGTGCGTCACTGTTGCGAAAACAAGTGAAAGCGGCCATACTGAACGCGAAAACCCGCACCTTTGGAGAGGCACGGGCTTTCTAAATAGCAAACGGCCTAGCGGGCTTTGTTGCAGGTACTACAACCTAAGCCTAAGCGAAATGCGAGAGGCTAGCAACAGAAAACCGAATGGCCCTTCACGGGGAAACGGGTATTGGACAGAGACAGGCAGCGCCCATTATCGGTAAAATGGGCAAGCAAGGCGGCGGCGGAATACTTACGGCAAGAGGCAGGATTGAGCGCGGCAGCGGCGGCAATCGCCTTTGATCTGACCCGCACACCTGACCAAGAGGTGAGCTATCCCCGTGCAAAAGATCATAATTCCTACCTATGCGCGAGACGATATAAAAACGCGCTTTGGACACCGGGCCGAATCGTTGGCGGCATGGATGAGCTGGCAGCGGCTGGCCTTGTCGATCATGTAAAGCGGCTTCCTGGCAACCGTTCGGCGGGGATGCAAAGTTATGCGCAATCGCGGGCAGAGCTGGTCGATCTTGTTTCACAAGCGATTATCTATGAGCCTTTGGGCGTCATTCCCCCGCGTGAAACCGTGATCCTAAGAGACGCCGACCGCAAGTTGATGGATTACCAAGAGACAGGAAGCACCCGGACCATGCGCAAAAATATAGCTGCACAGAATGAGGCGATCATGGGCACCGAAATAGGCGGCTGCGAGGTTGCGGCAATGGTTCGCTATTTCAATCAAACCATGCAACGCGGCGGGCGATTCACTGCGCAAGGCAATAGCTGGCAAAACGCGGCCCGGACCATGCGCCCACACGTCACCATTGAAAACGAGCCAACGGCAGAGCTGGACTATAAAACCCTTCACCCGGCGATCCTGTACTCAATGGCCGGGGCAGAGTTGCCAGAGGATAGCTATGCTTTGAACGGATGGCCGCGCGATCTGGTAAAGCTGGCCTTACTGGTGACAATCAATGCCAAAAACCGCTATGCGGCAATCGGGGCAATCGCCCATTCAGACGGTAGGAAATGGGACCGCGACGAGGGCGGCAACCCCATAGCTTTCACCCATGATCGGCAGCTCATGCAAACGCTGGCCGAGCCTGGCAGTCCAGAGGCCGAGCTGTTGGCTAAACAGTTGGTTGACCATATGGCCAAACTACATGCGCCCATTGCCCATTTTTTCGGTAAGGACATGGGCGCAAAGCTAATGGCGATTGATAGCCGCATGGCCGAGGTTGTCATGATGGAAATGCTGGCGCGTGGTATCGTGGTTTTGCCCGTGCATGATAGCTTTCTTGTCCCTGCGTCAAAGGTGAATGAGCTGGAAGCGGCCATGATGAAAGCGGCACACGCCGAGGGCATCCGGGCCTTGAAAGTGGAGCGCAAAACGGCACCAACCCCATTTTCGCCTAAACAGTTGTTCTTGCTGTAGATTGTCCCTTATTTCCCTACATATGGAGAGAGAGGGGGCTTATCCTGCCCCTTTCCTTGCCTGATACGGCTCTAAGAGAGAGGAAACCCTGCGCGGCTGCTGCATAACGTCGGGTAGCGAAAAAAAAAGGCTGTTTTGTAAATTGCGCAAGGATGATTGATAACCGAAACGAGCGCGCGCCACCTGCCACCAGATAGGAGTTCTCTCCACTTGTAGGGAAATATCAATCAAACCCTATTGTTCTTAAGTGGTTACATCAAAATCATGGCAGGGCATTTCTGCGGCCTTTTCATTGTGTTTGCTACATCATGCTATCTTGTGCTATCATTGGGCGAATTTGTTAGCATGGATTTGCAATGCACTACACTCGGACACCCGGCACCACCGCGCCTTTCGACTTAACCGCGATCAAGTCGCATATGCGCGTAAGCGGTTCGGACGAGGACGCCGAAATCACGGCGATGGGCAAAACGGCGGGGATTGAGATCGAAGCCTATTGCGCGCTGGCCCTTCTAAACCAAACCATCACAGCAACATCGGAGCAATGGCCGGGGCAGGATGTGCGCTTGCCTGTCGGGCCTGTCGCTGCTGACACCGTGCCCACCGTTGCCATAATCGAGCAGGACGGCACCACCACCGCCATTGCATCGGGGTTCTGGCTGGAAGTCGGGCGCTATCCCGTGCTGCACTTCACAAGCACACCGGGCGCGCGGCTGCGCATCACCTATCAGGCGGGCTATGGGGCAACCGTGGACGCTATCCCGGCAGACATTCAACACGCGCTGTCTGATGTGGCGGCGCGGCTCTATGATATGCGGGGGGTTGAAACCGGGGCGGCAACCTTCCCACCTGCTGCGGCCCGTATCTTGGCACGCTATCGGCAGGTAAGGGCATGAGTAGCGCAAGCCGTGTGCAGCACCGCGTTACGTTCGCGGCAGAGGTGCGCACACCGGACGGCGGCGGCGGGGTGACAATAGCTTGGGTTGATCAGTTCACCACCTATGCGGAGTACATGCACCTCAACGGCTCTGAGACCGTCATAGCGGGCCGCATCACGGGCACACATACCCAAGTCATGCGTTTGCGTTCAACGGCACAGACACGGGCTATCAACACCCTATGGAAGGCAACAGACGAGCAGGGCCGCGCGTTCAACCTGCGTGACGTGACAGTGACAGAGGATCGTAAGTGGCTGGACGTGCTGGCAACGCGCGGGGTTGCGCTCTGATGGGCGTTCAATCTGGGGCCAACCGTACCCGTTTACTCCTGCGTAGCACCGTGGGTTGTACTCTTTATTTCTCTCTCCGAAAAAATCGGGGGAAAGTATGACGGCTGAAATCGCCATTCAATTCTTGGAAACTCTGCGGATTCCAGAGGGGCCAAAAGCGGGCCAACCTCTAAAGCTGGCCGAGTTTCAAAAGCAATTCGTTCGCGGCGCAATGGCCGAGGATATTATGGTGGCCTGTCTGTCTATCGGCAGAGGCAACGCAAAAACGGCTCTAGCTGCTGGCCTTGCCCTGGGCGCATTGATGGGCGTTTGGGATGATCAGCCGCGCCGGGAAATCATCCTGGCAGCGCGCAACCGTGATCAGGCAAAAACCGCGTTCGGTTTCATTGTCGGTTTCATTGATGGGCTGGAAGAAGCCGAGCGGGAGCTGTTCACAATCCGGCGCGGTTCTAGGCTAGAAATCGAGTATGGCGAAAACGGCGGCGGGCTGGTTCGGGCCATTGCAGCCGATGGCCGTTCGATCTTGGGCGGGGCACCTACACTTGCGATCTTGGACGAGCGGGCGGCATGGGAGCGCGACAAGGGCGACACGCTGGAAAACGCGATCCTGTCCGGGCTTGGAAAACGTGATGGCAAGGCGCTGATCATATCCACAAGCGCGCCGGATGATGCAAACACCTTTAGCCGTTGGATGGATGAACCGCCCCCCGGCACCTACATTCAAGAGCATCGCCCCGCCTATGGCTTGCCTGCGGATGATCTGCCAAGCCTGTTGATTGCCAACCCCGGCGCTGTCGAGGGCATCGGGGCAACGGCTGACTGGCTGGTGGCACAAGCGCGGCGGGCCATTGCGCGCGGCGGTTCGGCGCTGTCGTCATATCGCAACCTAAACCGTAACGAGCGCGTGGCGTCTGATGATCGTTCCGTTCTGGTGACAGTCGATGAATGGATGAGCGCCGAGGTTTCACCGGATGATCTGCCCCCACGGGAAGGCCAGTGTATTCTTGGCATCGACTTAGGCGGCAGTCGGAGCATGAGCGCAGCGGCGCTATTCTGGCCTGACACGGGCAGGCTTGAAGCTGTGGGCACGTTCCCAAGCAATCCAAGCCTTGCGGACCGTGGCGCGGCGGATGGCGTGTCAGGGCGCTATGTGGAGATGCACGACCGGGGCGAATTGTCGGTTCTGGGGGATCAGACTGTGCCGCCGGGGCTTTGGCTGGCCGAGATCGTGCGACTTGCCGAGGGCGTGGAAATATCCTGTATCGTGGGTGACCGTTTCCGCCATGCTGAATTTGTCGAAGCGATGGCCAAGGCAAATCTGCGCGTTCCGTTCATATGGCGGGGCTTTGGCTGGAAAGACGGCAGCGAGGATATTGAGCGTTTTAGGCGGGCGCTGTTTGACGGGCTGGTGAAAACCAAACCATCGCTGTTGCTGCGATCCGCCTTTGCGGATGCAATCACGCTGGTGGATCCGGCGGCTAATCACAAGCTGGCCAAAAGTAAATCACTTGGCAGGATCGACGCGGCGGCGGCGTCTGTCTTGGCCATTGCCGAGGGAATGCGGCGCAAGGCCGTGATCACCCGGAAAGCGAGGCTCGCATGGGCCTGAAGGAACACCAACGCCATTCCAAGACCGTCACGTCTACGCGGCGCTGGCAGACTGTACGCCACGCGGTTCTAGAGCGCGATGGCTGGAAATGTGTCGAGTGTGGAGAGCGGCGGCGGCTGGAGGTGGACCATATCAAACCCGTTCGGAGCAATCCCGAATTGTCGTTTGATCCGGGAAATTGCCAAGCCCTTTGCGGACCCTGCCACACTCGCAAGACCCGAATTGAGATCGGCCATAAGCCGATACCAAAAACCCGCCAAGAATGGCGGCAAGCTGTCTCTGAATTAGAGGCTAAACCTAAAGAGCATAAGGAAAACAGTCATGCTTGATTCTGTCAAAATCACCCGGCGTCAGTCGGAAATCCGCCAAGCCCTTGCTGGCATCGTGGGCAAGGAAAACCCAACCGAGGACGAGACGCGCAACATGGCCGCGCTTGATCTGGAATACAGAAATGGCGAAACCCGATTCCGCGCGGCATTGATTGCCGAGGATACCGAGCGCAAGGACGCCGGGGCCGAGTTGGAAAACCGTTCCGGGGCCGAATGGGCGCAGATGATGGCGGGCTTTGAGTTGCGCCAGGTTGCTTTGAATTTGGACGAGGGCCGCGCGCTGGACGGCAAGACGGCGGAAATCGTGCAAGAGTTGCGGAGCGGCGGCGGGTTCCGTGGCATCCCTGTGCCGTGGCAGGCATTGGAGCAACGCGCGGGCGAAACCATCGCGGGCGGCGTTCCTTCCCCTGTGGAGACGCGGCCTATCATCGACCGCCTGTTCCCCGATAGCGTAGCATCCCGCATGGGCGCGCAAATGATCAGCATCGCGCAAGGTTCGCTTGCATGGCCTGTCACGACTTCGCAAGTGTCTGCGGGCTGGGCGGCGACCGAAACGGGCAACGTGGCAGGGCCGACGCCTTACACCACAACAGACCGCGCAATGTCACCTGATCATAACTTGGGCGTTCAAATGCGCATCACCCGCAAGGCTTTGCAGCAATCGGGCGCGGCGCTGGAACAAGCGATCCGCCGGGATATGAATGGCGCAATGGGCGCAGCAATGGACAAGGCGGTTTTCCTTGGCACTGGGGCCGATGGGCAACCCTTGGGCGTGATCACTGGGGCAGCAACCTATGGGATCACGTCAACGGCTGTTGATGATAGGGTAAGCTGGGCGGCATTCCGCGCGGCTGTGGTTCGGTTTATGCTGGGCAACGCGGCAACCGGGCCGGGTTCCATCAAGGCGCTTATTCGTCCAGAGGTCTACGATTATATGGATAGCCTGATGGTAGGCACGGGCGGGTTTAAGTTTGAGTTTGACCGCCTGAAAGAAAACCTTGGCGAGATCGTTATGACCACCAACGGGCTTGCGGCACCTGCGGGCGTTCCGCTGGCCTGCACGTCCCTTTTGACCACGGCAGCGGGCGGCGTAGCGCCTATCTTTGTCGGGGCTTGGGGCGCTGTTGATGTGATCCGCGACCCATATTCCGATGCTCAATCGGGCGGGCTGCGCATCACGGCACTGGCCACAATGGACGTTACAGTGGCGCGGCCTGCGCAACTGGAAATCCTGACCGGGCTGGAGTTGGCATAATGCTTTGGGGTTCGCATCAAGGCGGGCTGGAATTGCGCACCGAGGGCGGGGAAACTCGCCTTCGGGCATCCTTCCCCTACAACCGGGAAACCGTGTTGGCGGATGGCGCGCAACCCCGCAAGGAAATTATCACAAGTCGCGCTTTTGCTGATCGGGTGGAGCAAGGCCACGAAATCCACTTCCTGCTAAGTCACGATTACGGGCAACCGTTGGCATCGACACGGGCGGGAACTTTGACCCTAAAGGATACCCCGGAAGCCTTGGAGATTGAGGCCGTGATCAAGGGGAATACCAGTTGGGCGCGTGACTTCCTGTCTGCGCACGAATCCGGGCTTATCAGGGGCCTGTCACCGGGCTTTAGGGTAAAGCCGGGGGGCGAAGTAGTGGAAGCGCGTGACGGGGCGATCCTGCGCACCATTCGCGGGGCTGACCTGTACGAGATCAGCGCGGTAACTGTGCCGGCATATCCAGAGGCGCAGATTGAGGCGCGGGCTTGGCAACCTTCTGCAAATTTGCAGAAAGTCTCTGGCCTGCACCAAACCTTAAACCGATGGAGGGCATAACCATGTGGCCATTCAAATCGTCCTTTCGCAAGGACAAAACCGAAACCCGTTCGGCATCGGGCACGGGCTACACGGGCCTGATCATGGCGGCGCGGGAAAGCTATATTTCCGGCGCGTCTGGCATCGGTGAATTAACGGCGACTGTGCAGGGCTGCATAAGCCTATGGGAAGGAGCTATGGCCCTTGCCGATGTGCAGGGCACCCGACTGCTATCGCGGCACGTCATGGCCCTTGCGGCGCGTTCTGTGGCCTTGCGTGGGGAAGCCGTGTTTCTGATCCGTGGCGACCGCCTGCTATCCTGTGCCGATTGGGATTTAAGCACCCGCGACGGCATCCCGCGCGCCTATCGTGTCTCGATCAGTGAGGCCGGGGGCAATCGTTCCGAGACCGTCCTGGCGCAAGAGGTTCTGCACTTTCGGATAGCATCCGACCCCGTGGCACCTTGGACCGGGCAAGCCCCTTTGCGGCGGGCGGCGATCAGTGCAAGCCTGTTGCATGAGGTGGAAACCGCCTTGCGTGACGTGTTCAGGGATGCGCCCTTGGGTTCGCAGATCGTGCCACTGCCTGACTCTAGCGCCGATGATATGGACGCGCTGAGGGGCGCATTCCGGGGCAAACGGGGCGCAACCCTTGTGATAGAAGGAGTTGCACAAAGCACCGCGGCGGGGATGAATCCGCAACTGGGCCAACGTGCCGAGCAACTTTCACCCGACCTTTCAAAAGCAATGGCAACCCAAACGCTAGAGGCGGCGCGGGATGCTGTTTGCATGGCGTTCGGGGTTTTGCCGGGGCTGACCAGTCGGGCCACAACCGGGCCAATGGTTCGAGAGGCGCAGCGGCACCTTGCGGGCTGGACCTTGCAACCCTTGGCTATGCTCTGGGCCGAAGAAGCAACCGCCAAGTTGTCGGTTGAAGTGCAAATTGATGTAATGCGACCCGTCCAGGCGTTTGATGTTTCGGGACGTGCAAGGGCGCTGTCTACAATCATCGGCGCGATGGCAGAGGCAAAGGCGGCGGGCCTTGCCCCCGGCGATGTAAACGCGGCGCTAACGCT